AAACAATGAAAGGGAACAGTGTTTTATAGTCTTTTTATAATCCGCAAAACGAAATGTTTATGAATTTTTAATCATTTCGTGTTTTTATAAAAAACGAAATGGACATTGAATCACTTTTTATTAGCATTATAATACCATTTAATTGTTAATATTTATTTTAAATTGATGTCCATGTGGTTCCTCCGTTTGTAGTCTTCTGAATACCGGAAGAAGTTATTTTTATACCATAGTTTCCGAACATAGACATGAAGCCGTCTCCGGCCATTTCCGTCCGATCACCTCCGTATATAACTTGAGCAAGTAAATTATCTGCATCACCATTAGAATTCAGATTAGTGTTATTTATAGACAGAAATCCCGAAGAATTTGTAAATACGACCTTTAACCTCAGATATAGATCACATCCAGTTTGTGCCACTTTTGAAGAAAGAACTACGGTACCACTCATTCCTTCCGTGATATTAAGTGCCCCTGTCGTAGGGTTTTCAGACCAGATAAAGGCATCGTTACAGTTCTGTCCTGACATTCCTGATATATACAGCTCCGTCCCTATTGCCGATACGTTATTGCAGGTTATATTGCAAGTGATCGGAACGTTATTATTTTCATACGCATCTAATAGTTTAATCACATTTGCAAGAGACATTATTTGAAAAGAAGATGCTGATAATTTGATGTCAAATACCTGCTGTAGCCCGTTTGTTGCATAGGTAGTCTTGTTTAGCACTCCGACCGGAACGTTAAACAAGTTATCAACCACGTTGCTTGCGCCGCCTAAAGTACCACCGTGGACCAGAGTTCTCAACTCACCGTTATCATTATACTGGCTCATAGTATCACTGATTATTTCAGTATTTGCGCCAGTAGATTTGGTTTTTAGCCTTCTTGCGGTAATGGTGTCAGCCTGAATAAGATTTGCATCCAGCATCGGAACACCGCCGACAGCCTTAAATACCGTATTGACATTTCCAGAATTGTCTCTTATTACAAAGGTATCTACCGTAGCTATAATTTTTCTTTGCTTTATGTCGACACCTGTGTCTAATAGCTTTGTGTCAATATCTATACCGATTGTGATTCCAATAGCGGTCAAATTCAGAAAAGCATCTCCATTTTCTGCCAATGTAATTTTAAAACCACAGATCATCGTTGTAGCATTTGCAACAAAATAGCAGATAACGTCATGGTAATCGCCGATCTTGCTATAACCATTTATTTGATCGGCCGTTGCTAGATCGCCAGTTGCTTTATTTTCACCTGAAGGAGACGAACCTGCAAATGAAAATATTTCCCCATCCCCAGCGTGATAATTTATCAAGAAGTGCATCTTATATTTAGTTCCAACTGCTAGCCCTGACACATTTGCACCAAGCACGACAAAATGGTCGGTAGCGTTGCCTTGCTCTTGCGTGAAGATGCCATTCTGGTATTGATAAGCACTGTCCCCTGTTACGTCAGTTACGTTGATGGCACTAACCCCGGCATTGAACTGAGTAGTCATGCTGCTGTCTGAAACGGATAAGCAAATCTTATCGGAAGTAACTTTAATAGATGCCTCTGCCGATTCGGCACGTGAAACCTCATTATTGATGCTCTGAGTATTCTGAGAGGCCGTAATGGCCACAGAGTCAGCCTTCTGACTAATTTCGGTTACTTGGGCCTTTATCGTTCCATTATCCGCAATTATCTTTGTTATCCTTAACTCGTTTATCTTATTTCCGATAAACGCACTTACTGTAAAATCAAGACGTAATGTAGCATCAACACTTTTGTCTTTATATGTAGCCCTTACGGGAATCATAACATGTCCGTTCGGGTAATACGCCTCTGCATCATATTCAACACTATTATAAGTATAAGTAATATCCTCAATGAATACGCTTGTAATATGGATTATATTTCCCTCAAGCACCTCAGCATTACAATTTACACCTGACAGTTGTCCGTTCACTGCGACAGAAGCATTGTTGCCACCGTAGTTGCAGAGTATCGTTGATTTAGCGTTTGTAAGTCCAACTGTCCCGTCGTCTTTATCACCTATCGCGATATTTGACGGGGATAGACTGAAATTCCATCCGTCACTCCCATCTGCCGGAGATTTTGTTAAAACTACTATTCCTTGTATCATCTGTTATTTTTATCTTATAAACATTTTCAGTATATTCTATCTCTATTGATGATCCTGACAGCAGGATCATCTCTATAAACCGATCATTTGGAGGGTTCTTGGAATACAGGACTTGCGAGTCCAATTTCGACCCATTTCCTTTTATTGATTTCCTTTCTGACGAATTCACGATATTTATATTTATTTTTAACCACTACCTTTTCATATTTTCCACCGACATATACTTTATTATAGATGTCTGCATGAACCAATACGTCACTTCTGATTGCGTAAGTATTGTGATGTGACATTGTTCCGAGGTATGAGTTGACGCGTGAGACTGCATAAAATATTTCATCTATCGTCTTAGCCTGTTCGAGTTCCTTAACTGAATTTTTAAAAGAAAATACGATCCTGTTATTTACATAAGATCTATTCCCCTTTATGATTGTTCCGGTAAATTCAATGCCCTTCGAATAGTGCTGAAAATAGAACTTTCTAGGGTGAAGTGTCAGTCCAATTTCAGATAACAGCTGCCTTATTTTCGGAATAGATTTCAAGATAAGACTTTTATCTCTGTCGACAATATAAATATCATCGACATACCGCCCATGATATTTAAGTCCCATATTTTCAATTTCCCAATCGATGGAATCCATCAGGTAATTTGCCAATATCTGAGACGGTAAATTTCCGATCGGTAAGCCTATATTTTCTCCATTTGTAAAGAGACTCTTTTCTTTCGGAATGTAATTCCACAGTTCTAATGGCGATTTCTTTATGCAGTTGTATTCCGGACTGTTGGTTATCGTTTTTCCCTCAAGCCACAGGAGGTCTTCTTTATCGTCTCCTATATAATATTTCTTTGTAAGTTTCTCTACCCTTTCGGCTAGCATGAGTCTATTGATGCTCATGAAAAACCCCCTTATGTCCATTTTGCATACCCAGCAATCCTGTGTATATTGATTTGAACACTCTTTTATGTCCGCGTATAGCTGCTTGACGCCCGACAAAGTCCCTTTCCCTACCCTGCAATTAAAACTCCTATCGTTCATAATCTTATCGAGTATGGGGATAAGTCTTAATGCAATATAATGATGAATGATTCTGTCTCTAAAATCAGCTGCAAAGACTTCCCTGTATCTCGGTCTTGTAACGACAAATGAGAGGCAACGTGATATCTGATACGTCCTGTCGTTAATCTCATCAGTGAGCCTAGCAAGATTGCATTCGTAGTCTATCTCAAATCTGATAGCATTGTTTGTGTTCCGTTTCTTTTTACGGCAATCAATATATGCCTTTGTAATATCTTCTATCGTTACCATAATAATTCCTTTCTTTGAAGTGCTGACACTGGCCTCACAGCGTTCAGGTTGCTCACCTTAGTGTTCGTGTTCAGGTTGCCGTTGCCGAGGTTCAAGTTCCATGCGTTCGTCGCTGAGTTCTCAGTATATTGTGCCACTTTCTTATTTTTAGCTATAAATGATAGCGGGCACCCATTTCTTTATGGAAGGAACTCTTCTGTATTCCGTAAAATACAAAATTCTGTCACAAAATGCCTACTGCTTAAGAGGGGCATTTTTCCATGCTGTAATTTGCCGACCAATTCTTTCGATAACAGGGAACATCTCTGCACGTTTGCTGATACTTATTTGATGAAAATCTTCTGCGACTCTTAACAGTGTCTTAACAGTTTCAAACTTGATTATAAAGCCATTTAAATGGACTTTTCTATTTTCTTTGAACATGTTCGCAAGTTGGATATACTCGAACAGCTCAATAGCGGTGTTGAGCGTTTTTTCGCCCAACCCGTATTTGAACTGTTTTGAATAATTATTTTGTGCCATGGCCACCATCTTTACAAATTTATAGACATCATGATACACTGGTAATTCTGTCGCTATCATTGAAGAGTTAAAGAGTTAAAGGGTTTAAGAGATAAATGCTGACACTGGCCTCACAGCGTACAGGATGCTCACCTTAGTGTACGGGCTCAGGAAGCCGTTGCCGAGGTTCAAGTCCCATGCGCCCGCCGCTGAGCCCTCAGTGCTAGACCAGTAGGCACCACCTTGTAATAGAGTCGCGCCATTGATCACAGAGAGGCATTTATTTATCTTGTTGAAATTTGCGAGCATGAACGTATTCTCTCCAGCAGCCGGAAGCCACCATTTACCGGCTGTTAGTCCTTGCCCATTTGCATTTGTACGAGAATAAGCATGTGCCCATCCTGGTGCAAACCCGTCCCCATCTACGGCTAATGTTGCATTTGCAACAAGTGCGGCAGTTAATGCCTTGCCATTCCAATCGTTCATCGCCACGATTCTGTCAGTTACAGCCGTTCCAACGAGCACTGCACTACTTGAAAAATATTTATTTGTCTCAGTTGGAGCAACAACAAGGTGCTTACCTCCTTGCAATACTAACACGCCATCGGCGATTTCTCCAGCCGTTTGTAATGCCGGCCATGCCACTGACGTTGCAAGGATGGGAATATTATCCGACTTCCTATGATACATAATAAATACGCCATCTAATAAAGACGGGGTCAATGCTGTTTGAGCGGCGATGGAAGCAGCAGCCGACGACAAGTCTACTACTTTTTGTACAGCAACTTGTTTTGCCGAAGATCCCTGATTTAATGTAAGTAAATCAGTTAAATTTACACTGCCCACAGTGGGTTTATCAGTTAATTTCATTAGTGCCATGATTATTCAGTTGTTTGAGTTTCTGTTGTTACAATAGTTGCATTATAGGCGTCTATGGCAGCTTTAACCTGCGATTTCATAGACTCACGCCATGAGAGAAAAGAGAGGTACTCTTGTTCCTTTGCATCATCCTTCAATATTCCTGTGACGGAAGCATTGTATGCGTTTATCAAAGCAAATTCGTAGCTCTGGGAGTATTTCTCTCTGACGAACTCTTCTATTACGTTATCACTTGTCAGCATCGTGCCCCTGACTTGAATTTCTGTACACTCGAATCCGTTGACGGTTCGTGTACCCCTCTGTACATCTTTTGCATTCCAATCAATACATACGGAGATATCCCCGCCCATATTTTTAAACGCATTTGAAGATGGTTTTGTTGAATAAAAAGCTTTCATATTTTTGATTTTTAAAATTAGATTTCAGCCTGAGCAATAACAAACACCTCTGCCCTTTTCTTAGACCCGGAACTGGTATTTATATAATCCTTGTCTAGGACAGTTATCGTATTAGTCGATGTTGTATTATAGCTATTTGCAACAGTTGTATCAGTCGTGAAAGCACTCTGTCCATCAACCTCAGCAATTAGCTTCTGAGTGTCTGCATGAACTTTACTCGTTACCCACGAAGATGCAGTAATATCAGCCCCATTTCTTTGAGCCCTACCAGTGACCGTAATAAGTGCCGTGGATTCAGGGACATTGTATGTTGTTACATTATTCTGCGAATTTACCCCATCAGTTACATCAGTTACGACCTGATATTCGTCAGACGAATCAAGGATTGTAATTCCTTCCGCATCTACCTCCGTACTGCCAACAAAGGCACGGGCTATATATAACTGTGATCCGTTGACATCACTTCTTGAAACGGTTAACGTTTTCCCGGTTGTGCCGGTCGAATCCGACAAACCATTAAAAAATTTGACCGTAACGCTGTCTGTTACATCCGTTACTCCTTGTAGTACCTTTGCCGTCAAAGTAGCACTATTTACAACTGACCCCGAAGATGTTGTTCCCAATACCGTACTGGTAGAGTCTATCAATACGGTATACCCCGATGTTGATGCGCGCTGAATAGGAATATCGATACTCTTTTCGATGTTACCACTTGTTATCCCCGTCGTATCTGTAACTTCTGCCTTCATGGTAACTGTGTCCGTAAAGAGGTTATCCTTGCTGGCCAGATTACCGATAATCGTAAGGCTTCCGTTCGCGTTAATTCTAAAATTAGAATTAATACTTCCAGATGCTACATTTCCGATATAGGTGTCGCCATTATAATACCACCGAATGTCGGACAGCGTCATTCCCGTAGCTCCTCCAACAAGCATCGGTGTGATTGTCGGTTGGTTTGCTGCTACTGTCCAGTCTGGAGCGACGGTAGCATTTCCCGTGGCATCATTTATTGCCACCAGCTGCAATAGCTGCTTATCTACATTAAGCGTTACTGCGCTCGTTGAACCATTCCGAAGCTTTCGGAGTGTGATGGTTCCTTGTGCATTGTTTGTCATAATCTTTATTTTTTAATTATCGGTGAGTATATTTCCAAGTTCATCGGTGAGTATATTTCCAAGTTCATCGGTGAGTATATTCAATACGCCCCTCAGGGATATTGCTACCTTAATAGTAAAATTATTATCGGCCGAAGTGATGACGTCTGAATTTGAGAAATCGAACGATATTGATTCTCCTGATCCCCTGTACGTCAAACTTCCATTTTCGCGCTGCGTCGACCATTGTATATCACAATAGGCTTCTGGATATTTTACAATTGAACCATTATAAGATAGAATACATTTGCATGTCTTTATTGTAGTATTTCCGGCATACTGAGTCCCTGCAAGAGTATCCGCTGTTGGCTCTTTTTTAGACCGGATATATCCGTAATAGTTGAATGCTATCACCCTTGTGCCTATCATGCAACTGATCCTATAACTCGCAGATAACAACCATCGCAAGTCGAATGTGATAACATTTCCTGAGATAGAGTTTATTTCATAATCAGCAGTCGTTACAACCGTACTTACACCGGCATCAATACGTTCTATTTTAATTGTATAATCAGTACCAGCCGTCAGTAATGTCTGCCCCTTGCGTAAATTGACAGTCAATTTGCGGAGATAGGTATTACCATCATCCGTGAATGTCTCTCCGTTATCCAGCAGACCTCTAGCAGACCGATAGTCAAATTCTATTCTTTTATCGAGCATCATGTCATATATTTCGCCACTCTGCCGATCTGTTGACATCGAATAAGGACTCTCCGTATTGATAGTTGTTGACAACAATAATTTTTCGCTTGATATCGGGACAACAATTGTAGACCCCGTTCGTTCATCGTCAAATTCCGCCTGCATCCATATTGTCCAGCTGTCTGATGACGGGATATTTTTCGTAAGCGTTATTACACCACGACTTGCAGAATCCGAGGATATCGAATACAGTCCTGTCCATTGAGCGTGCTGAGTAATATCGGTACTGGAAGATTCTCCGGCCCGCTGAACGTACCATTTTATGTTTGCCAGATGACTCGACGAACTATCATAAGTTACACTACCGTCCTTTGCCGTCAACCTGATGACGGGGACTATCACTGTCGGTGTTGTACTTCTGTCTACAACAAAAGCATTGCTATTGTTGTCGTAGGTCTGCAATAGAGGACAATATAAAGCCCCCGATCTGACCTTTAGCGTGCAAAATGCGTCAAGTGGTGACTCATATCGCCTGATTCTTGTTATTAATGTTCTCATATTTGTTTATATTTGTAATGTTCCACTGATTTCTTGTGCTCCTTTATGTGCTGTGACAGTAAATAACGCAAGGTTGTTTCCTCCCAAGTCGTCCTTACTATTACTCCACGTTATATTAAATATCCCATTGTTTATTGTTGCCTGAGAGTTCCAGATGTTATCAGATGCCGTGTTGCCTGTATTTCTAACTATCGACCAATCGGTAAATAGATTAGTTACATCTAGCCCATACCCATCTTTGATAATAGCAGAAATAGTCTTTGTCTCTCCTTGAGATATCAGCGTGTCTCCTCCGCCATCAAATGTCATGAGATAACCGACCTTTTCAAACTGATCTATCTTTCCGTAGATATAAGCATTTCCTATCACGGAGCCATATCCCTCGAAGGTCTTATCTCCAATAGACCAACCATCAAGTTTACCTTCTATGTAATAGATGTTTGAGTCGGTGAACTCCCATGAGTTAACACCTGTCAGGCCTATAGAATATTCCGTCGTGCGATATTTAAAACTCTGTCGAGAGGTATCTGTATTACTTCCCCTTTGTGCGAAGTTCATTTGGGCACTTGGGTGATTCTGTTGTGTCCAACTATCACTAACCTCACGGAGGATGTATTTAAACTCTCCGTTCGTAGACGCATCCGTTATCTCTGTGATATAGAAATAGGAGGTAAGAAATCCCATCTTCGTGATGTTGCCCGTATGGCTGTCACTACTCTCTGTATCGTTTACACCACCGAAGTTGTGAAAGATACCCATGCAGAAATCGCCGACTTTCACAGCGCCGTACTCACCATCCTCGAGATGCAATTTGACTGTTCCTGAAGATAGTTCCTTTCCTTTTGCGTCTTTATCTATAGTGACACTTTCGATTAAACCACCGCCGCTAGATTGATAATCCATGCCAACAAGCACCACAACTCTATTGAAATTTATCTGAGGAACTTGAAGGGTCTCCCACAATACGAGACCTCTCATTTCTGCATTTCCATTCTTTCCGATCTTTGCGCCTGAGCCAGTGAGGCCTGAACTGTATGTTCCTACCGTAACATCATCTTTCAATACAGACTTTCCAGATACGGTATTATCTTTATCTACAATCTGATTACCATGAACAATATTATCCTTCCCTATTTCATGAGATCCTGAAACAGACACATCTCCACCAACCGTTGCTTTTCCTGAAACGTTTAAATCTTTCCCGACACCAAGACTAAAAGGCGTCGAATCATCTTTCTCCTTGCTGATAAACTTATTAGAAAGAGAACCAAACATGTCTGTAATAGACTGCCAGAACGCATCAAAAAGATGACCCGCCCAGGATGTCGCATTTGTCGCCTCGTCTGCAAATCCGGCCTTTATCTTGTTTGTCTTTTTTATTTCGCTTCCATCTTCCTGTTTCTCATAGTCGGTAATATTCAAATAACCGTTAGAAACAGACAGCTTGTCAAGGTCTGCCTTATTATCATGGGTATGTCCAGGAACGGATGATTGCTCTATAATACTTTTTGTAATAGACGTACTTCCGCCACCTGATCCGGTTTCCCGAAGTCGCTTGCTGCGACACCGTGCCTTTATCTTTGTTACTGTCTGTGTATACGTCTTATTCATCTTCTACCTCCACGTCTATATATTCATCTTCTGATATTTCCAGCAATACAATTTCAGCAGTATCATTTGAACAGTCCTCCACTATACTTGCTATTGCAAAGTTGATATCATCACCCGCCGATACTTCCCTTACGAGACCAAGAGGATCGTCCCCATGATATAAATTATCATCTTCAAGCCCATTGACAAGATGTTTCCCGCTTGTATTAATAGTTCCGCTGAGTTTCAACATTCTGTCACCCGTTTGCGAATAAATGGTACCTATAAGAAGCTTTTCGGCCTGAGAGTTTCGAGACTCACGAACAAATGTGTGTATCTGTTCATTCAATTTCGTCATGTCAAGAAAACAACCTTTAGCTAGGGGGGAGTCATCCTCTAGCGTCCCGCAATTTGTATCCACCTCCTTATCGTCTTTAGCGTCAGAGTTGATAACACCTTTATAGGTCACATCGTCCTGCTCAGCAGTTTGGTTTGTCATCACGTTTACCAGTTCAATGGTTGGCTTTTTAAAAAGAAGCCACGTCCATTCCGCATCATTATTATGTTCAGACAACGCATCGACGTCGTTCATCAGGATCAGCCTGTCACCGACAGATATCTGTATCGTACCACCTACAGGAGGGGATGGAATATACTCTCCCGTCTGGCGGTTCACAATATTCCCGTTCAATTTATTCGTTGTTCGCGGGATGGTATGTTTATTTTCTTGCCATCCAAGCACCCCGGTATCATCCACCCTGTCGTCATAACTATAATATGACAGGAACGCCGACCCCCATCCGAGCACATCACCATCTTGCACCCATGTGCCCTTCATCGAGCTCACGGGATTACTCACTGCGCTTGAAGCATTTGACCAGTTGCAAAAGACATATTGATGACCGTCGTCTCCGGTCAAGATAATCCTTATCGGAACATATACCCAGTTCACATAATGCTTCACCCAGTCCACTTTATTCTTATAACTCAGATCATCACCGGCATCCTCATAGGGATTGTATTTTACGTCTAGCAGCATCGGGAGCTTAAGTCTATAACATGTACCTCCGCCCGTTTTTTCAATCCTGATCCCCGAAATAGAAAACATTGATTGCGTCGAAGCTGCCATAAAAGCATCAGTTACCGTAGTTGCTGTTGTGATATACCGATAAGAATTGATATAATAATGATTGGTGTCTATTCGTGGAAGTATATTAGTTTTCTGATGTTCATAGCTCGAACTTGATATATATTTAAAATATTCCTGAGAGACAAGCGCCGCAATTCCATCACACTCTTCACCAGAGTTCCAAGGGAAAAGATGGAAAAACTGAACCTCATTAATATTAATTGTTGCACCAATACCGGAACTCTTACCCCAATGAAGTGTAAATCCTCGCGCCGGATCTTCACTTTCAAAGGTGCTTACATTGACGGTTTGCCTCCACCCAAGTGCAGATTTTGTGAGAAACTCAACATCACTAAAGCTACTCAAAATGTGATAATAGGCTTTATCATAGTCAACAAGTTTAATATCCGCAACATCCAGAGATGACGACGCATAAGGGCTGAATGTCACCTTTACCGTATTACATACCTCACCCGTCCCTAGCACCTGGTCATCGCTTGCCCATTCAATACGCCTTGTTGCATTCCTTTGTGCCAAACCATTCGGATCAAACACATATATCTTTCCTGCCTTCTGTCGTATCTTCAGCGCAAGAGGTGTAAGAATATGGGTTATCACATCTTTTAAATTTGATACCTCCCCGTCTTCATCTGTCCAATTCTCGCTTTTGATGCCAATAGTCGACAGATCTACCGTATATCTCAGACCGTCGTTGCCTCTCGAGGATCGCTGCGTGGTTATCATACTTGTATCAGCCCCGCACGTCGTTCCTTCCTCCACTGTTGTCAGACTGAGAGCATCCCCGTCTGTTGCATTTGCCCTGCAGTAGTTTGTGACCACAGCAAAGTTAATTCCACTCCTTTCTAAAGCATCCTTCAGTATGCTATCGATACTCTGTACACCTGTAAGGTTATATTTCAAACGCTCGAAGATTCCGAAATCAGTAAACGTCAAGCTCACCTCGTAATCTCCAACAGTAGCGTATGGCTCTTCATAGAATTCCGGATCAAGCGTTCCACTCCAATATAATTTATCATCGCGCTGCACGTCCATCCTTATCTCTCCGGCCTTAATGGAATATAAATCCATATAAGTACGGTCTCCCGGACTAATTACCTTCAGCGTTGCATTGCTTCCCATAATAGGTTCTTCCACGCCTTTCTCTTCCCATTCAATAGTTAATGGCTCATCGTCCGGAAAGGTAAGATCACCTACACCTCCGCTATAATCCTTACACCATATCTCTACCGTCCATTTAATGTCCTGGTTAGTATAATATGTTCCTGTATATCTTTTTCCGAATGCCATTTTAATGCTATTTTATTACTGTTTAAATCAACTTCTACGAGACAGATTATTACGTCTCTGATAAACACCAACAAGATCACGGCCGCGTTGACGAAAAACTACCTCCCCACTTCCAAACCCCGAAGGCTGTATCATAGATTTCAGTTTATCCAAAGGTGCCGTTACCTCGGGATTGCGAGACGCATTGGCATACTCTCCAAATAAACCCAACGTTGGGCCATAAGCTATATTTCCATTTGCAAATTTGGGAACAGCTGCGGCCACGATCATAGCTTGAAAAGAGGCTATCTGTGCAGTAGCCAAACCCTCACCAATAAAAGGAAGTCCTGCGTATGCTGCAACAGTTTTAGCTGCCGCAAGACCTGACCATGTAGCAGCTTCGGCACTGTTTGTTGCCATCTGTGCGGATGCTTGCGTGGTTTGCTCTACGGTTGTAGCAGACGTAAGCGCCTTAACAACCTGTATAATAGAACTAATTCCGTTAAATATCTCTATACCCGCATCGACAATACCCGTTAACTTATCCCAGGCCGATCCGTTTCCCTTCAAGGTTGAAGAAAGATCCCTTATCCCATTTCCTACGGACTTTACGTCGCCCCACGTCTTCTCAAACGTAACTTGACTTTTACGAAGTTTTGCTTCATAATTTGTCCATTCTGTAATCTGAGATTTTATATTTTTTGCCTGTGCAGCAGAAGTGGAAGGTGAAGAAATAAGTTTATTAAGATCCGTTATCTTTTTCTTGATCCCATCAACACCAACTTCCTTAAGTCTTATCGTAACCTCTTTATCTGTCAAACCGCTTAAGTCAGACAATTCCACCTGTGTGGCCGACAGGTTTCCAAGATCTTGCAGAAGTTGACGTTTCCTTGTTAATGCCGCTACGGTTCCTTCAACAGCTGTCAATTGGTCGCCTTCTGCCGTTTGAGCCTGCTTGTTATAAAAAGTAATAGCGTCATCCAGTTGCTTGTATGTATTAAGTTCAGCGATGCCTGCAGGCTTGCTGGCAGCTTCATCCACCGACAACCACCCCTCTCTTATTTTATTCAGTTGATCAATCCGTGCAGCATACATCGGTCTGGTTACTGCATCTGCATTTTGTTGTGCATCCTGATAATACTTAATCGCATCATCAAGTTGTTTATAGGTGCTTATCTCGGTGACTAATGGCTCTATTTTAGTAGCCTTTTCCATTGCGTCACGCTTGTCCTTAAGTTTCTGAATATTATTTGCTATTTCAGCCCGCTCACTGTCACCGGCATGTTTCAGCAGGTTCTCCTGTCTGGTAATCTCCGTTCCGTAATCTTCTAGCGTTTTCAGTTGTGCAGGCTTTGAATATTCCGCCTGCAATTCCTTGATAGCCTCCTGCTGACCCTTTGCCTTTTTAATGCTTTCACTAAGCGTCTGTATCTGTTTTTGATTTGAAGGGTCTGTAGCGTCAAGTTTCTTTTGCCAGATTTCAATATTATTTGCCAGATCCGCGTAACTCTTTGCGTCCTCAACAAGGACGTCGTCCTTCTTTTTCTTCTTTGTGTCCAAATCCGGACGATCAGGTGAACCAACTACAGGTATCTTTATTTTCCCGGCTTCGGCAGATGCTTCCTGCATCTGCTTTTTAAGACTGCTGACAGCCTCAGTATTCTTCTTTATTTTACTTTGTGCCTTTTCCAGATCACTCGACCCGGCCACTTCCACTTCTGTTTGATATGATCCGGCGCCATTCGCGCTTTGCCATACGGTCTGCGTTTCCCTCTCTTTTGAGTATTTTTTAACGGTTCCGTTTTCGTTATATTTGAGCTCGTGATTTTCTTGTTCCTTTTTAGCGATCTCATCAGCCAGCGAACGCGTCCTAGCTTCAATCACCATCTGATCACAATATGCGGCACTATCTGCCGTCAAAGCCTTATACCAATCCGAAACGGTAGAGAAATAGCCAATCGTTGTCCCGTATGCGGAGTTCATCTCTTCCACTAGAGCCTTTTCTTTTTCCTTTGATCCATGAAACTCTTTTAGCTTCTGAATGTTTATTTCCAGCGCCGCACGTGTCTGCTGAAGCTGCTGTGACTCATTTTGCCGTGCCTGTGCGGCGTCATCTACTGCCTGCTTTTGATCCTCTTCCTCTTTTGTAGCCCCGGAAGACTTCTCTGATAATTTTTCATAGAGAGAAATAAGCCCCTGGACGGCAAGGAATAGCCCAAAAGTCATCGTTGCATATAGTGCCACCATTGACGCACGAAGCACCCACGTGCTTGCCGTCGTTGTAATATTCATCGCTGTCAGTATTCCTTTTGCCTGAGCATCAAGTTTTGTTGCTGCAACTGATGCTAATTGCGTAATTCTGGATAAAGAAAAAGCAGTCGCAATACCCCTAACACCATTTGCTACATTTGTAAGTGCAAAAATTGTCATACCCAACTCACTCATTCCCGTCAAAAACGGCTCATATTCGGAAAGAGCCGCACCTATTTTCTTTTTTATATCATCAAAATTATTGGCGAGCTGTTTGGCCTTTCCGGCATCTGTCTGAGCAAGGTTTTGGTTCATCTGTCCGACATTGTCGGTTATTACTTGAGCTAGAGTGGCGGCACGTTGTTCTTCAGTACCATACTTGATAATCTGCGCTTGTGCATCCGTGAATGTAACACCAACGCGTGACAACACGCCTGTCTGGCCCTGCATGGCCTTACCCATCATGTTGCCAATATTCACAGCATCCTCTTCGGTAGCGTTAAATCCTTTTTGCTGTGCCAACAAATTATTCATTGCAGGGATAAGCATCTCAAGGCTTTTACGCTTATTTAAGAAGGTGGCCAGTTGCTGAGATCCCGACAACTGTATATCGTCATCTACTATTCCCAGATTCTTCTGTGCTTCCGTCAGACGTTCAATGCCTTTAACATCACCTTCGGTAGCATTCATACGTTGCTTCATAACAGTCTGAAGCTTAACCTCTGCTGTTTCTTGAACAACATATAATCCGGTCAGGTTTCTGATCTCTTCAGAAATTTGAGAAAAACCGTTAAACGCATTCTGTAACGCCATAGATGCCTGATTGATATCAAGCAGGCGACTATTCATGTGCTCAGCATTATTGCTCACCTGATTAATGGCCTCGCCGAGCTGGCGTGCATCCATCGTGACGGTTCTGACACTCTCCCCGCCCGCAGTTTCTATTTTGATCTGAAATGTTACCGAATTTGCCATTTTATTCTATTCCACGTTTTTTCTTTATTTCCCCATAACGCTGCCGTTCCTTTTCGGGATCCATTTTGCAGGTTTCTGTTTTCCCATCGTCCTTATTGTCCCACTCAAACCGGATAATATCTTTTGGATCCAGCTTGTCTGTTGTGTGCATTCTGACGTAATAAAAACATTGCATACGCGTTTGCTCCCATTCGGCGCGTTCTTCGTTTTTCTTTCCCGTCGTCCACGCTTCAACAATCTCGTTAAACTCACGTGGGGTGCATCTGTCAAAGTCCATAACACTCATACCGATACGCCCCACTGCAAGCCCCAAGAGAATGTCAATATCTATTATTTCACTGTCTGAACTGTTTTTTTTTCAGGATCGAGCAAAGCCGAGAATCCCTGTATTGCATCACTGTCCAGGCGATCTGTAAAATCAACGAGATCGTATGGCATTTCTATTCCTTCAGCATTACAGGTACTCTTGCAGCAGCACCACACAAGAACGGCCATATCAGCCGCACCGTCTATCTGACTTACGTCGTGTCCCGTCTCTTCCTTAAACCTGCGCATTGCGCCCAATGTCAACTTGCAGGGAAAAGACTTCCCATCAGATGTCGTAATCGTTATCTTTATCTTTTCTGCCATAATTATGCTCCCGTATTTTCAGTGATCACGCCGGCTGTCATGGTGCCGTCTTTCACAGCCCCACTGTTGTCGAGTGTGATACTGTATGTCTCGTCATCTCCGGCCTTTCCTTCCTGGTCAAGGCTTGAAATAACGAAGTCTCCATACTCAACGGTTTGAGAGTCCCGATAGTTCCATGATGCTTGCACTGATTCGCCTGCCTTGAATACTTTTTTAAACTCCGGAAGTCCTGCCACGTCGCCATCAAACACAAAGCCTCCTGCAGTAATTGTGGCAGTAAGACTTTTCACATATTTCTCCGCCCATTTACCACTGTTTGATTCTTTTGTTTTACGGGTTCCGGTTTCGGATTTATAACCGATTTTACATTCCGTAGAATGGCCAATAGCCGTCTGTTTTCCTGCTATGGGAATAGACAATATAAGGTCAGTTCCATCTCTATAATCCATAATACCATTTTTTTAAGTTGATTTTCTTTTTCTTGATGATCCATATCGCGACCGCAATAAGCGCCACGACAGCCAGAATGATAACATCGAATACGGAAAAGAAATGCACCTTAATAGGCTTTATCTCCGTTGTTTTTGTAACCGCTGCTTTCACATCGTTCTTTGATGTTGATGACGCATTGCTACTTATCGATGCTGTTGTCTTTACTTTAGAGGGTGCAACCGCTTCGGCGGTGGCAACAATCCCTTTGCCGGTCTTTTTCAGCGTAACACGCGTTGTTTTATTTGTCTGCGTGTAACTTGCTCCCGTCGGAAGTGCTTCCAGCTGCGGGATCGTTACTTCCAGCGCTGCCGTGTCCACCTGCGGGGGTTCCACTTCGGTTATCAGCGTTGATGCCGACATCGCCACCGCCGACACACTGTCCTTTATCTGAGGATTCTGAACCGCTATCGTCCGGGTCGACTGACAACTCATTGCGAACAGGGCACTGCATATTATGAGGGCATTTCTGGATTGCCTGAATAGCCTTTTTGAGACCATTAATGGCACGTTTAAGATTTCCATTTTCTGTTCTGATTTTTTCAAATTCTGTTTGTATTTCTTCATATTTTTTTTGTGTTTTCTCAAGCAGGGCGGAAACGTCGTCGTACATAGACTTAAACGTATCGTGCACATCCTTGGCCGCAAGCGACTCTCGCACCTTTGCGCTTTTTCTGTTTGCAAGCCACGCGATTGCAGCACCTATACCTCCACCCGGTATTGCCCATTGTAATATTGCTAATATCGTGCCCATATTCTTAATTTTATAGTCTTATACTCTTAATCCATGAAGGGACGTCGAAAGAAGGACAAGCCTTTCCGGGATTCAACTGATGATGACCAACGATTTCTGCGCCGGGATGTCTGCGGTGGAAGTCTTTGACATATTTAATCAACGCCGCATTCTGCGCATCCGTTCGGGTATCTTTCGGCTTTCCGGATTCATCCACACCGCCCACATATACCACGTGGCGGCTGGTACTATTATATCCGGCAGCACCGTTGCTTATCTCCCATGGGTCAACATTGTTGTCCTCATTGTAGGGTATCATATTTTCAACACCTCCATTAAGATGTATCATATCCGAATATCCTACCTTTTTCCATCCCCTTCCGCCCTTGCTTACCGGATCGCAGTGCCAGTGCCTTATTTCAGCACTGGTCACCTCACGACCTTCCGGGGTTGCGGTACAATGAATGACGAGTCTTTTAAGTTCCATCACTCAATTATGCCTTTGTACCTGAGTAAATAGCCACATTTGCATCCTCCTTTTTAGGCATACAGATGAAATAATGGCAAAAATTGATCTCATTGCGCTGATACCGCGGGTTTGTCTGAGCGTCACGGTAGTACATTTTCATACTTCCGGTAGCTTTGAATACGCGCGGAACATAATACGCAAAAGAGGCCTGTTTGTCTGTTGTACCTGGCGTTGTTCCAACAGCCACCTTGACACCCAAAGTTGTATAATATGGGTTGTTGACAAACTGGTAAATCTCAAATCCGTACATATTGGTAATCTTACCGGTCTCATACTGGTAGAATTGCTGCGCGAATCTCTGCTCCTGCTCTAAAAGGTCATTGATGTGATCAGGGCAAAGTACCAGGCGGCGACCGTCAAGTGGAACCTTAGCCTTATCCATGGCACGTTTCAACTTAATAACATCCTTCACGGTCAACTTTAGGCGACCTGTACCGTCATCATCTCCGGACGTAATAAATACGGGCGTTGTCGTAGTATCCTGTGTCGGACACAGTGCATGTGCCGCCTTGGTGAATTCCGCATCGGCTAAGGCATTCCGGTGACTTTCCTGTATGCGTGACATTTTATCGTAGCTTATAGCGTACAGCTCATCATCAGTGAGTGGGGTGACTTTTGTCTGAAATTTGTCTAGCGATATCGCTTTATCGGTATCGTCCAAATCCTGTAAATCGATAGGATAAGTCGTGTTGTTTATCAGCACGTCGGGATCCACACCAACATCCACAAGATGTATGACGTCGTTTTCAACGACCGACGAACTGTCCGGAACGCCGGCTAACCATGTCCCGTCAAGTCCTGCGCGGAGACGTTTGATCATTTCTCCTGTCCAGATCTCTGTCAATATACCTTCTCGTAATGAGCCTTCAGGGGCAAACTGCGAAAACATACCGGCTACCACATTTGCACCGATGGCGCACGTAATAGCATCTGCACCCATCATGTGGGCGAACAATACGCCGACCATGCTGTTCAACATGACGGCAGCAAGAATTGCTGTTAATACTTTCTTCATATCTTAAAAATGTTTGTTATACCGGACATTCCAATCCGTACTCGGCCTTGTACAGAACGCGATACTTGTTAATGTCGTCAGCCTTGAGCTGCACCTGCGATTCAGGTGACATGTCGCTTAATTTCTTCGCGTCTGTATTTCCTGTAGCCCCACCGCCCTGGTGACCCATTACCAAGGTTCCAAGTTTAACAGCAGGTTGCATACTGTCGAGAACCTTTGACAGTCCTTCGGCTCCAAGCTTTGCGCCCAGCTCTACAAATTCAGCCTTTTTGTCGGCATTCAGCTTTTTCTCTTTGACAGCGTCATCAACCAGCTTCTCGATCACACTGCTGGTAATCTTTGCTTTTTCGGCCTCAAGGCCAGCCTTCTCTTTTGTCAGGGTTTCAACCTGTGTTTGCAAATCGGTAACAGTCTTGTTTCCGTTTGTTTGCATCTCTGCGATCTTTGCGTTGATCGCTGCCTCGTCCGCCGTCTCCGGGAGTCCGAGTTTTACTGCTAAAATCTTCTGATCCATGTTTTTTGTTATTTTGTTAATTAAAGGAAGCGTGTTTTCTCCACCCTGTCCGCATGTTAATACGTGACCGTTGCGGGTTAGTCGAATAGCATCGTCATTTGCGCCGATGTCTACCAGACTAACCTCGCATAATTTTGATTTTGTAATTGTCGGTCGGGTTTGGCCGATAACCAGAAGATTCGGGTCATCGGATAATTCTATAATGTCAATACCTATTGAAGTCATACGGATGGAACCTTTATCAAACTGCTGTTTGAGCTGTTTTGACAAGTCGGTAACCTCATCAAACACAAGTTCGCAGGTTATGTCGTCACCTTCTTTTGCAATACCTGTCACAAACCCTATTACGTTTCCACGTTCGTGCATCCATAATAACACCGGATTTCGTTGATACTGACTTATATCCAACCCATCGGTGAGGACGCGTGTCCCGTAACTGTTAAGACTACTGTTTGTTATTCTTACTCGTGCCATATTTTTATCATTTATAAAATCGAGGCCGCTACTCTAGCCTTAGCTTCACGGCCTCTCTATCCACATTTCTGCTGCAATATTACATCACTTTTTGCACACATCCAAAAAAGTGTGCAACGGTGGCGCACTATTGTGTAGGGCGTGCGTCGTTTTTTTGTAATGTGACCGATTATTAGCATTTTTGCACTGTTTAAAACGCGTTTTATGAAAAAACTAGAAATTGAAAGCAAAAAGGCACTTGCCCGTACATTATACCTTACCGGGTTGGAGCAGGCTGATATAGCCGAAAAAATCGGGGTGGGAAAAAATACCATTTCAAAATGGTGTGTATCAGAAAGCTGGAAGGAACAGCGTGCCGCCACACAGGTGACACGTCCCGAACTTGTCAACAAGGTTCTGATCACAATCGACACCCTTCTGACACAGATACAGGAAAGCAATAGCCCGGAACTGATTGCTTCCGCTCCGGACAAACTTGCAAAGCTGGCGGCAGTCATTCAGAAACTTGATAAGAAAGCAAATACGGTAGATGTCATCGAGGTGTTTATGGCATTCAGCAAATGGCTTGAATTCAGATCCAACACAGACCCGGAAGTAACCCCTGAACTGATGAAGACTTTTAATAAGTATCAGGATAAATATATACTATACAAATTAAGTTCTAATTCCTAAGTTATGCTGTCGGAACAAAAAGAAATACTCGAAAGGTGGCGAGAACATTGTACACGAGTACAAAAGTTAACAGCCCTGGACGCACACGAAACGGACAGCGAGAAAAGTGCGCGTATCAAAAAACTCAGAAACAACTACGCTGCGTTTTGCGAGTATTACTTCCCCCATTATCTGACACAATACGATAAGGCAACAGGGGAGCCTGTTAAGATAACGCATAACGCTCCTTTTCATAACGAAGCGGCAAAGAAAGTAAAAGAGACTCCGAATTTAAAGGCAGCCTTTATGTGGCCGCGTGGACACGCAAAATCTACACACTTCGATGTATTCATGCCTTTGTGGCTGATCTTTCAGCCAAAGAGACTGATCAACGTCATGGTTGTTGTCAGCAAGTCAGAAGATGCCGCAAAAGGTCTCTTGGGAGACATCCAGGCAGAGTTTGAAGCAAACCAAAGAATCATTAATGACTACGGGTCACAGAAGAGTGGTGGAGACTGGCAGGATGGTGAGTTCGTGGCACAGTGCGGTGTAGCCTTCTTTGCACGTGGTCGCGGACAAAGCCCCCGAGGCCTTCGTTATAAGGAAGCACGTCCCGATTATATCGTTATCGACGACCTTGACGATGACGAACTTTGCCGAAATGAACGGCGTATTCATGAGATGTCTGAGTGGGTAAAGACGGCATTGTTTGGTGCCACCGACGTCGGACGTGGCCGCTTCATTATGGTGGGAAACCTGATTAGCAAGACATCTGTATTACAAGAATTTTCAGAGACAAAAGACGTTTTCTTATCTAAAATAAAAGCGGTTGACGCAACCGGGAACCCTATATGGAAAGAAAAATGGACAAAGCAGGAAGCCGAGGCCATGCGCACTTTCATGGGGTACCGCAACTGGGAAAAGGAGATGATGCACAACCCCATCAAGGAAGGTACCATCTTTAAACGCGACTGGATTAAATATAAAAAGATATTTCCGTTACACCAATACGACCAACTGATCGTTTACATTGACCCGTCATTCAAGGGAACCACGAAAAACGACTATAAGGCAGCAAGATTCTGGGGCCGCAAAGGCAAAGAGTTCCACCTGATAGACTGTTATGTTCGCCAGGACAGCGTGAGAGGAATGGTTCGGTGGTGTTACAACCTGTGGGAAAGCCTTCCCGAAAATGCGGCAGTAGTATGGTATATGGAAGCGAACTTCATGCAGGACACCCTTCTCGATGAATTTGAGCGCGAAGGAGACGAGCGGGGACACCAGCTACCATTAACACCAGACAACAGAAAAAAACCCGATAAGATAGCGCGTATTGAGGCCGTATCCCCTTTATGGGAACGCGGTTTTATCTATTACAATATCGACAAAACAAATGATCCTGACATGATTGCAGGAATCGACCAGACACTGGGACTCGAGCGAGGAAGTACCGTCCATGACGACGCACCTGACGCCGACGAAGGTGCTATATGGAAGTTTCAGAAGTCCACACGTACTGAAGCTTTCGTGCCCATTATGGGCGGACGTCATAATATTAACAAACATAATTCATGGTAAAATGAAAGAATTGATCAAACGTTTATTTTTCAGCTGGAGATTTAAAAAATCAGTTAAAAAAGCAGACGAAATGCACAGGCTGACGGCATTGAAATATTTCGTCATCGTACTGAATGGAAAACTAAAGGTTGTCGCAAAGCAAGATATCAAGCGACTGATAAGAATGCGGTACTTCCGAAAGGGGACTCGTGTCGAACAGATTGAACAAAGGGCTTTATATATAACACGATAATATGACACTTACGGTAAATGATTACATGTCCGTCATCAGCGAAATGTCTTACAAAAGCATTTCACAGGGAAACGAAGAAAGTGTCCGCCGTTC